GCAGTTGCGGAGTAAATTTGTCTGCTAGGGATATTTTCTAGTATTGTGCCGTTTACATAAACATCTAAATACGGATATACACCGTTTGCATTGTATAAATTTTCGCCTGCAATATCGACTGTGTTTGTTAATGTAACACTACCGGTGAATACAGTATCCAAGTACAATTTACCGCTTGGGTCTGTACGTTGAGATTGTGCAATAACAGGAAGGCCATTCCCTCCAAACTGGTTAATGTTAAAGTTAATTGCTGTTCTGCTACCGTGATCGTATATAAAGTCTGTGGTGCGAGCTAATTCTTGTCCGTCTATTGTGACTGTAATATCGTCGATTGTAGTGGCACCGGTTGTCTTACCTTTGATGTTATCTACACTGCCTACACTGTATCTCTGTTTGACTTCATATGTGCCTGCACTTATATTCAAGTTTGCAAGTGTATTATTATGTTCGACTAGTTCAAAATGCGAACCTGTTAAAGACAGTATACCTGTTGTTGTATAAACGTTAGATGGTGCACCACTAAAAGTATTTGTAGATTCGATATATTCTGCAGAAATATTTGAATTCGCATTGATGTAATCTGCAACATCTTGTAATGTTAACCCGCCATCTCTGATATCGATATCAATACTAACGTCACTGCCTGTTTGTTTCTCTACAATCTTAAATGTTGTTAAATTTAAGAAATCAAGTTCCGGTGTAGTAGATGTTCTTGTAATTTCAATTAAATCACTGCTTTGTACTATAGCAGGATTAAATTTATTTTTATAATCGTTAACCAATAAATCGGATACAATGATATTTAATTTTACATTATCTGTCGGGTATCCCGAACCAACATTTGTTACCTGTATACCTGAAATATTACCGTCACTGTTTAAATGTGCTACAGCAGTTGCTTGAACTTTAGGCTCGAGTGTAGGAGCCGCAATGCTTACTGTTGGCGCTTCATGATATTTGTGTTTTGCTTCAATCACAGAAATTTTCTTAATAACACCTGTTGTATCTTCAGGGAAAGCAAGTGTAATCATCTGTGGACTGGACACTAAATCAGATTTTTCAATTTTTAATTCGATTGCTTGATCATTTTCTAAATCACCGAATTCACCAACTTTAACTGCCCATTCATCGTACACCGTCATTTCGCCTTGAACAATATTATTGCTCTTAGCAATTTTGCTCAGTGCAGGTGTAGTACCTTTTTCATGAATCATACCAGAATAAAATTCAAATTGTGTATCGTCGTCTACTTCTAAGTTATTCAAGTATTCTTTTTCTTCATACCCAAATAATCCACGAGCTTTTTCGTAAAGTTGTTTTTCAACAGGAATAAATCCTAATTCATGGTAACGACCTAAGCTCTGTGCCATATTGTCCAAGTTAGGTTTAAGTTCGTCCCCTGATATAATAAATCCTTCACTTGAGAACGTACCGTTCCAGTTAGCAGTTTTCTTGCCTTTAATTCTTAATCTAGTCTGTCTTTGGCTGTGCAACTGGTCATAAATAGTGTCGTTGAATTCTGTTACATTATCAATAACAAGTGCATGTTCGGTCTGTTTTGTGTGTAATAGTAGCCCGTAAATTTGATTGCCATCTGGTGGTGTAATCTCTATTCTATTACTTGTTCTAACAATTTCACATTCTTCCGGCTGTATAACTTTGCCTTCTTGATTTAAAATACTAAACTGATTACGTTCAATTCTATTAATTTTAGCAACAAAATGATCTTTTAATTCAAAACTGACTTTGTTAGCCATAGGCGAAAGTTCAAGTGTATTATTGTTTTCCCATCCGCCTGCTACCCAGAACAAGAATTGCTGTCCTGCATAAGTCCAATTTCTAGCATCGTTTATTGCAGTGTCAAATCCACCAAAATCATATCCTTGCATTTCTTGATATTTGCCTAGGCTAATCAAGAAATCTAATACGTCTTGATGTGTAGCAAATTTAGTTTCGTAGTCTACCCTAACAACTTCTGGCAAAGTGTCTTGATATACAACACCTTTAACTGCTCCACGTTGTGGTAAACTAGCAAGTGATTTCCACAAACTAGCAATAAATGTTTGACTGCTGGTAACGAATTCTTCAGCACGGTAGTATCTATTCTGATAAGACACTATTGTGCCTTTTTGATATGCTACACTTGGTTCCCAAATTGTGTATTCAACTGCTTCGCCGCCTACTTCAAGTTCTGATGTGTCACCAAATTTGTTAAGTTTTAATGTGTTAAAGTAACCTAAATTTTTATCGTATCCTCTAACTTTATACCCGTTAGAAACTTTTTGTATCATTACTCCGCTGTAAAAATTACGTTCTTTGTATGGAGAGCTATGTACAACAAGTTCATAGTTTTCATCTGGAATTACCAAACTTTGCGATGTACCAGTTGAACTAAACTGGTCGCTCCTCAATATCATTGTATCTTTATCGCTGAAGCCTTCTAATCTATGTGCTAATTTTACATTAACTTTTCTTAATTTTTCTGCAAAGTCAGTGGTTGTGTTGAGGCCTTGGAATGTCAACCAGGAATGGATAAATTGTGTATATCCACTGTTGGTAATAATGTTACCCGACTCATCATACTCGCCATGTATTCTAAAGTGACTCTTATCTTTAAAGTTCCAATTTGTTCTGTCTGTTTTATTAATTACTTTATATGTTTCAAATTTCGGTGATTCAACATTGGTTGGGTCTGCAAAAACTGTAGCAAACTTGCCGGGCTTAGAAAGCATCAATCCTTCTACAACAGCAAAAGGATAATCACTGCTGTACTTCCATGCATTTTCTACTGGTGCTCCGTCTCCAAATCTCCAGTCGTTGCCTGTTAAATTAATGCCACTAGCAGAATTATCACTTACTGTTCCGATACTTGCCAGTACAGAAATTTGTCCTGTTTCTGTAACAGTACCTAAATTATTTTTTTCTGCCTCGGTTACAGCACTGTAATATTTTCCTGCCCATGTTACATCACTAGCAACATTTTTTACTCCGCCAAACACAAACGGGAACATAGGGTTACCGCTGTCGTTAATCGTTGCTACATAGTAGTAAATCGGTATAATTGGACTTTCAGGAGTAACACCATAACGCATGTTAAACCGATCTGCATACTCATTTTGACTGCCTAATGCAGAGTTCCATGTGTAGTCTTCTACATACTCTCCGGTATATGCACCACCAGGGCCGCTCGGTCTAGTGCCTGCTTTAATTTGGTATGAACTTTTAATATTTGTAATAGCACTGGTAGAATCCATTGGATTACTGTAACAGTAAGGTCCGTAAATCGGAATATTATCAAAACTCCAGCCTACTATCGGTGAATGTTCTGTGGTACTCCATTCGCTTAATCCTGCATGTTCTGGTTCTATAAAATATGTGCCAATTTTGTCTTGTTCATTTCTATAGTATTTGTTCTCAAACCACTCGCTGTCACTATTAAAACTGTTTTCACTTTTTGGTGTTGTAATCGGTGTACCTGTTACACTAATACCAACAAAAGTATTACCGAGTGAAGTATAATCACCACTAGCAGATGTAACAGATTGATCAAATATAATCTGACTATTTCCTAATTGATCAAATGAATAATTTGTTAATTGGAACGATTTTTCTATGTTTGAATTTGTAATGTAAACATTAGATGTTAAGAAACTGTCAAAGCCTTTGCTATATAAATCCCAACCGTCTACATCAAATGCAATTCTGTAAGATATACCTGTACCAGCAGTTGCATTTACACCATTAGGTAAGTTGTTACTTCCTGTACTATCATAGAACTGATCAGTAATTACTAGGTTATGCTCTCGCCTGTTGTTCCAAATGGTGCCTATTGATGTGGAGCCGGTTGAAGCAATTTCTGCTGGTGCTTTCAAATTTCCGTATTTGTCTACTGGAAGAAAACCATTAACAAGATTAGGTCTAGCAAAAATATTTTTACCTGTAAACCCAATGTTTTCTCTAGGACCCTGTCTAATAATGCCTGCTTCTAAATCTTGCCACATAGCATCATTGTTTGAGCTAAAGTCTGTGCCGTATTGACTATTCCACCAAGTTGGCTTTTCAAAGAATCCTAACATCTCCCATGGATGTGTATGAGGTCTTACTGTATCATAATAATAATTGTACCATCCTCTCCAGTATCCCGGTAAATCAGTGTTGCCTCTGTAGTTCCATGTCCAATTATCTGTTTCATCATAAAACTCATTAGTTAGAGCATCTACTTTGTTTCTAGCCGCCCAGTTTGTAAAACTATTTCTCAACAAGTCATTAAATTCTTTTAATTCAAAACCTGTGTCTCTGAATGCACCGGGTCGAACATTTAACACATTAAATAATGGTAAACTGTTTGCATCTCTGAATTGCTTTTGGCAACTGTTATAAATTCTTTGTTCAAATTCTAATAAAATTGTATCTTCTATAGTATCCTTGCATACTGTTTTACTTCCGTCGTGTCCTATAATTACATTAACAGGTGTAGTAAAAGTATTATCAACTTCTATACGTGGTTGATGTAAAGGATATAATCCCATTGAACTTGGCGTAGGTGGACAATTTGCACTGTCACGTTCGCTGTTATAAAGTTTTGTAACTATAGTGTCGCCGACATTTAAACTGAATCTGCTTGCATCAAGTTGTACAGTAATAGGGTTAGTACTACTAAACGTATAATCTACGTCTAATTCTAACAATCTAGGAAGTGTACTTCCTTGTTCAATGTAATAAACTAATACAGTATTTTCTAATTTTGTAATGTTGTCCCAATTAGACAAAGTATATTCTAAATCAGTAATATCTGTTACATCGAAACTTTCTTCAGTATAAGTATCACCGTAAGGTAAAATATAAGTTGTACCAAATACATTTTTACCAATATTAAAACTTTGTATATTTCTTAAAACTTTTTCTAAAACAAATTCGTTTGATAATCCATCTGTATCAAATTGTTTGTAGTAAGAATTAATTTCTTTTATAAGTCTATTTTTGTATTTTTGATATTCTTTTGCAACAAATCTAAATGCTTCTATTAAATTATGAGGCTGGTCGTCGACTAAAAATGCACCTAACATTAAATCTTCGTCAGTTTGAACAATATTAACCGCATGAGAAATATCTTTCTCGCTGTTGTCAAAATTATTTCTACCTAATGCATCTCCGCTGAACCCATTTTGATTTTCAATCAACCTCTTAAAGTGAGGCAAGTACTGTGGCTCTGCAATAACTTCCACTTCATTGTTTTCTGGATTGTGTGCCCAACTTAAAGGTAAATCATATCTACTATTGTTAATTAATCTCAATCCGTCATCACTAGCAACTTCTATTTCTAAAATGTCGCCTGTTTTAAAATTAAAACTGTCGAACTTAATAGATGCATCAACATATACATAGTTAGAAACAATAATTCCGTTATGTCTAACAAGTATTGCATAACCGCTAGGGGTTCCTGCATTAACATTAGGAACAGCACCAATATCAAACATTACGTTTTTATCTACAACATCGTTGCTTGTAATTTTATAAGATGTTAATATTTTTTGTTCACTTGTTTTTGGTGAAGCTCTCCAAGATGAATAATACTGTGGAATTTCACCTGTAATCTTATAATAGTATGTTCCTAAAATATTGTATGATACTTCGCTACCAAATGGTGTGTAATTAAATCTTTCTGTAGATATAAAGTTTTCAAATGCAATTTCGCTTGCACTTTTTGTTTGAGTAAAACTTAAAGGAAAGCCTAGCTCTGGATCTTTTGTGCCTTTGCCTACACGGTAGTTAAATATTTTACTACCTGAAAAATTGCTTTGAGCATATAAACCGCTATCAGATAATGAATTGCCTTTGTCATCATATAAATTAAACAAAGGCGCTTGATTTAAAGTTTCTTTACGTTGTACTGTAACATTATCGTAGTACAATTCTAAATCACTGTTAAATTCTACAATAGGTCTGTTAGCTCTGTATTTTTTAGCAGGTAATTTATCGCCTGCTTCTTTAAAGTTATCTATATGGTACCAATGGTTAACACTGCTCCAGTCACTACCCGTTTTTGAACCTCTTTCGATTACAATGTAATCTTTTTTGTCTTGGTCAGCACCAGATGTAGTATTTTTAACAGTTAATCTTATTTCGGTGCCTACACCACTAACAACAAACTCTTTGTTTGTTTCTGTTGCAGGTGTTACATAATCGCCAGTAAATTTAACAATCATTCCGTTGCGGAATTTCTTTCCGCCGACCGGCGTAAATTCTTTTAATCCTTTAACATCTTTATCTAAATTAAGAGGTTCTTGAGATGTAGGTGTTATTGTTATAGCAGTTGGGCCTAAAACTTCTTTAACAGTAAATGTTAGGTCTGCACCACCAAAGCCACCTATTTGGCTGTCAGTAATTGTTATAGTGTCATTAGCATCATAATTATTACCTTTGCTAATTATCTGCACATAACCCGAGCCATCGCTGTCGTCAACAAAAACAGAAATTTTACAACCTAAGCCTGTTCCACTAGTGGTAGGATCTGTTATAGAATATGTTTGAGATCTAGATAATCCGGACGCTCTGTTTGCATCTGCTGGGAAAGTATAATCAACCAAAGACTCTATTGCGCCTGGAATAGCCCAGTAGTACTCTGCATAGTTTAAAAACTTATCTATGTTAATTGGTGGTAAAAAAGTGTTAAAATTACTAGCAAAAATTGAATTATGATTTCTAGTGTTTACACCGTACGCTCTTAATGTATCACAAAGTTCGTCATAGAAAATAATATTTTCGCTTTCTCCTGTTACAGGATTAATATTATTTACGGCTGGACTTAATGCATACGCAGTCCTATCAGCGTCACCACTGGTAATAAATGCACCAGGTAAATCTATTTCGTCGCCAGATTGTGTGCCAATATAGCCTTTAAGTATTTCTGTATTTGCTTTACTATATAATTGATCTACAGTGTTGTCAAAGAAATTCTTAATTGCAGTTGTCTGCAGAACTACTGGTAGATTATTAAAAGTTTTATCTGCCATTGAATTTACCTATCACTTCTCAATGTTTGTGAACTAATTTTTTCAACTACTTCTATATCGTTTACAGTTGCGGTGTTTAAAAACAGCTCGTTAGGTTCACCTTTAACCTGGAACAAATCACCAAACGTACCAGCAGTATTTCTAGGTATAATAACAATACTTCCTATATTACTGCCTAATTGCTGATGTACATAACTGCTTAATTCTGTAAAGTAGAATGTTTCACCAAATTCCCAATTATTTACTGCAAAATATGCATCAAATGCTTTTATAATTCTACTCTTGATTTCGTTATCGCTCAGTGTAGAACCTTTCAATTTCACCACTCTAAATTTTGCTTGTACTTCATCTTCTGCATCAGAGCCAAATAATTTTTTAAATTTTGCACTCTTAAATACTAATGTATCACTAGCATTTTTAAATTCATTTAGATTAGCAAATTCATTTGCTAATTCAGAACTAGTTGGCGGATAAGGAAACTCTGTTCCTGGCACTTTTTTATAAACTTGAATTGCATCGTAATATGTTGTTGTTAACACTAACATTTCTACCACATTACTTACACTAGGATCAATTCTAACATCTTTTGGTGCAACATGTTTCCATTTAAAAATAACTTCATCATTTGTTAATGCACTGTTATTTTGCCCTGCCGCTCTGCCGTTTCTAACGTATATTTGATCTTCTGTTTGTGCAAGAGCTACCACAGTGTTAGCATCGGAACTTGAACTACTTAATCTAAAGATTGTGTCTGACTCTAGTGAATATAATAGCAAGCCGCTTAATTGGCCATCTGAATTTTCAAAATCTTCTACCATATTATCATTTTTAATAATAATTAAATCTACTTTTGTCAAATCGCTAATATTTGTATAACTACCGGGAGTAACAGTTTGCTCTGACAAGTCTACTTTTATAACTGTTTCATCTCTAAGATCTAAAATATTTCCTGTGAACGGTCTACTATAAGAATATCCGTCAAAGTCTGTAAAGTAATCAAAAAATACTAAATCGTTATAACCTACAAATTCTTCAAACTGTAGGGGCCTATCAGGCACTAAATCATTGTCAGTGTCGTATGCTTTTACATAAACTTTTCTGTTATCTGTATAGCCGTCATTGTATTTGACTGGTTTTGTAACAGTCCACTTGATATCGTTTGTTAATTTTTCTTTATCAAACTTGTAATTAACAATTAGTTGATCTCGACTTAACCCTTTGGCATCACGGACATGTGTATGATTATTACTGTTCCATTCTGTTATTTTTAAATTACCTGTTTCAGTAATTGTGTTGCTATCTAATAATTTCACTCTGCCTATAGCACTTACATTAGGAGTATCATCATTAATACCATGACTGATTGTTATTGTTGTGTTTGCATGATAAACTTCAAATGCACCTGTATCAGGATTTAAATCTTTATAAATTACCTCACCGTTTCCAGCAAGTATATTGTTTACGCCAAATGTAGTATTGCTAAAAGCAAAAGTAACATAACCAGGCCAATAATTAATTGACCCGGTGTTGTTTCCTATATTAATATTTGATGTGTTTTCAATATTTGATAAATCTAAAGGATTTTCAACGTAGGTATTTAAATTGATTGTCGTAGGATCAACAAAAATATTACCGGCAACATCACCGCCAATAAAAATACCTAAATTAGTCTTCCAATCAATATTGACATCAAACCATTGTGTTGAACGTGAACGTAAAGGTAAATCTGGATTCCAACTACTCGGAGCATACGAACTGCTTGTTTCGTTACTAATAAACTGATCGCCTATGTCGTTGCCTGTCGTGTCTGACCATGTAAATGTTTCAGCACTACCTGGTTTAAAATTAAGTGTAGTAAAGGTTATAAGATCTTGACTAGCACTGTTTAAACTGTCAGCAACTTTTGCATTATTAATATTGTAAAATTTGAGATCATTTTTGCTTTCAACAATATAATCTTGTACTCTATAAGTAATGTTATATTCTGTTCCGCCATAACTATTAGGTGCTGTAATTAAATCAAATTTCATTAACCAACTAGCATCTTTATTAAAATCTGTTTGATCTTGTGCAAACAGAGGAGAAAAGTCTGATGTTGTGTCTAAATTATTACTACTGATGGTATACCACTGATTTGTTAAAACATTGTAGCCTAAACCAAATTTTGTTTTCTCTTGCAGTTTTTCAATAATTGCATTTCTTTCAGGTAGCAAAAATTCTTTTCTCATTGTAGAAATAAAATCAGTTGCTTGCCAGCCGTGTTTAACTGCTGTGCTTAAATAAAATGGACCTGTTGCAGTTGATAATCCACTATGCAACTGTCCATTATTTTCTATTGTTACGATTCTTGCCCAAACATATTCTGATGGATCGTTTGGATTTTCAAACTTTATAAAATTGTTTTCCTGGAACATTTTATATAAAAAGTAATAATTTACTAACACGTTTTCTGTGCCGGGTGTTGAACTTGTTTCTGTAAAGTATCCTGTTCTACTTGTTCCTGTTACCACAGGCAATGATTTCCAATAGATACTTAAACTTCTAATACTAAAAATATTACTATTTGTGCGTTCCCACTGTTTTCTAAATTCGTTGTACATGAAGTTATTCATGCTGTCGTCCTTTAATATCTGAGGGACATCAAACTGCAATACTTCCTGAACAGTGTTGTTATTAGAAATTCTAATAGCAGAAGATTTTGTATTAACTTCAGTATATAATGCACCGTCTTGTGCAAACGTCTCTAAGTTTTGATACGTTCCAGTAGGATCATTAATATCAATATATCTACTATGACCTGCATGTGTTCTATTAATGGCTTTTAATTTTGTAATATTAGAACTTTGGCTAAAAGGAAATACGTTGTAATCCTGTGAGCTGGTCATTCTATTTTGTGTGTAGAATGCTTGTGGTGCCCTTTGTTTAATAGCCGCTAATGATTCTGTTGGTAAACTATTTTTTACTGTATATTTTAAACTAGCAGTAATTGTTAATGCATGCAGTTCGCCGTCAGCATTTTCATAAGGAATGTCAATTGAGATGTTTCTCAAATCCTGCGGATGTATAGTAAATGTTCTGTTGACACTAGATCTAGTGTATAATCTAAAGTTACCAAAAGGTATGTTTCCGAATGTACCGTCTGGAAATTTAAGTCTAACAGCATCATTGTCTAAATTTTCTACTGCATATAGATTTCTATTTTTAAGAACAACATCATTATATGTAAGTGTTTGGCCTACAGTATTTGGAACTTTAGCCCATTTGTTTAATGCAAATCCGTTGTCGTCTAATTCAGATAACCATACATCAGTTTCGTTTATATTAGGTATAGTAATATCTTCGGTTCTGCTTTCTACTGGTATATTAAAATCTAGGGATGTCTTATTCAGTGTTCCTTGCTTAAACATCAAGAAAAAGCCGGAGTTATCACTGCTAACACCTAAACCATCGTTTCTATAAATTATATTAAAGTTATTAAGTAGCTCAGGGTGCATTTCAGTAAACACACCGCCATCTACAAAATCTGGATTAACAACTTCAAACGGCATTTCTGTTCCGTTGATAGTTGCTTTAAATGGAAATGTTAACGGTGCATTTATAGGTGTTTGTACCTCATAAATTTCTGAATTAATGTTGTTTACTTTTCCAGTTTTAATCGGTGTACTATATCTATTACTACTGCTCATTGCCGCATTTAAAATAGTGATAAACTGTTCGTAACTGTCAGGATTATTAGCATCGTCGAAGAATACATTGACGTTGTTTAAAGGATTGCCTAAACTGTCAGTTAAGTTTTCTGTTGTTCTAATCGCAGTTACTTTCATTAATCCACTTGCTGGTATGTTTCGCTTAGGATTGTATCCTAGCATTTTTGCAAGTTTAAAAATAGAGTCTCGTCTTTCAGCAGTTTCTAAAAAGTTTTCTCTGCTGTTGATATCCATTCTAAATGCAATTGACTGCGATAAGAATGCAAGCATTTCAATAATAGCAATAAACTCAGAACTTTCTGTATAGTCGTTGAAGTTTTCAGGAAAATTTGTACGCACATAATCAACCAATGCATCTTTGATAGTATCGAAATCATATGCTTGGAAGTCTACTTTGCTGTAGGCTTTGTATGCAACTTTCCAGTCTTCTGCGGCAAATAAATTGTTCTGTCTATTTACTAATGCCATCTTTAATTCTCTCTTTTAAACTCTAAATAAAGTATATCTTCTTCATCTAACACAACAAACTGCAAATGTAATTCCACTCTCACTGCATGATCTACACGGTAAATGTTCATATCTAAAAATTCTACTCTAGGCTCTTTATCTATGATTCTTTTGATATCTTCTCTTAATTCTTCTTCTGTAAATGTATCCTCAGGATTCATTAACAAATCATGTACTATGCAACCAAAATTAGGACGCATTACTCTCTCGCCTTTGCGAGTATAAAATTCGTTCAGTAAATCTCTTTTAACTAGATCTATATCTGTAAGAGTGTAAGGTGCTCTAACCTGATCTACTGTACTAAAGCCTTTGAATATTGTTGCCATACAAGTATTTATCATAATCATTAACAGAAGTTTTATTATAAGAAAAAAATGGTTGACATGCTCAAATAAGTGTGTATAATACACTTATACTATGTAAATAGTATTACATTCATTAGCAACAAGAGGATATGCTAAAATGTTTAAGATCAAAAACGAATTTGATCGATTAGGGTTGTTGGCAGATGCTGTCAACAAAAAACTTAATAATAAAAGGTTCATTTTGAGCCAGTCAGCAAACAAGCGGTATATGTCTTATTGTTTGTATGATTATGCTACTAAAAAACATGTAGTATTTGATACTATAATGTTTTCAGGACATTATCAATACGATAAGAGTGTTGTGCCTGCAGAGTTTGCGGAGATGGAAAATTTGCTAACTAATGCGTCCTAAAGTTCTATATTTGCACGGTGCTAATGCATCACCAGATAATTTTAATTATTACAAATTAATATTACCTGAACATGATCACATTGCACCAATGTATGATATGGAAGAGGACCCATTTGATGTAGTAGATTCTCTTAATCGTAAAGTAACCAGAGAATTTGGAAACGACAAAATTATTGTTGTTGGCCATAGTTTTGGTGGGTTGATCGGTGCATGGTTTAGTGCCGTCAACCCAAAACGAATTACACATTTAGTAACTATTGCTACACCGTGGCAAGGCACACCTGTTGCTAGAATTTTTGGCTACTTTTTTAGAAACTCTAAAATGTTCCAAAACACTAGACCTGGGGCAGAGGTGTTATCGCTTTTACAGCAAAAAACATTTACTGGTCTGCACACTAACATTGTATGCACTCAGGGTGGTAATCCTGTAGCAGGAATGGGCAGTCAAGCAAACGACGGTATGGTTAGTGTTAGCAGTCAAAGCAGTACTCCTGAAAATTTTAAACAGACCGAAAACGTGTACATAGAAGCAGGTCACAGCGGTGTTTTATTAAATAATAGTGTAACAGATTTATTAAATAAAATCTATACCGGAGAGCATAATGGTTAACAAAACCTTAAACAACACACTAGAAGAAGAATTAAGAATTCAGTTAGTCGATCAGTTGAAAACTATCAACGCACTTAAATCTGAAATTGATATGCTTAAAAATACAATCAAAGAAGAACAAGATCAAAAGTATAGAGCATACGTTAAAATTTCAGATTTGCAAAGAGAATTAAATAAAAGTTAAACGTTCCAATCGGACCAATCATCAACTATAACTTCTGGTCCACCTGGGTTTGGCCTTGGGTCTGGCTTTACTGGGCCTGGATCTACTACAACGATCGGGTCAACAATAGAGATAGGTTCACCGAATACTGAAGTATACATTTTTCTAGCTCTACGCAAATCTTTAGCCTGTTGTGCCCAAGGCACAGAATTAGTACCGTATGATGGCAAGGGAATATTATCCGGAGTCATAAACAACTCACCTTCGTAAATTCTTCTATCTCTGTAGTCTTGCTTGAGCACGGGGCCGCTGGGCGTCATACCGTATTGATAATTCATCATAATTGCCGGAACTTGGCTAAAAGCACCGGCATTTGTTGCATCTACAACTGGGCTTCTTACCATCTCGTCAAAACTAATATGCATAGACATGCTAGTTAATGCACTTAGTTGATTATCACTTACTGGTACATTGATTATACTACCTACTTTTTCTTTTTCTGCCATAAACTCTGCTTGCACTAATTGATAATTAGTTTCATCAGTAATGTTTCCTTGAGACACATCTCTTATAGAATTTCCGTTTTGATCTGTGTAAACAACTGTGGAACCTTCTGTATACGCAGTAATGCCTATATCTTCTAGTTCACCGAGAAACTCTACGTTATCTGCAGATGTCATTTTGGCCCTATTAATGTTGCTTTTCATTTCTTTTAATTGGCCTTGTTGTATGCTGGCTTTCCTGCCAGCATAATCTATACCAATTAAATCTGCATCGCCAATGCCTTTTTCAACTCTAGTCATTGAACCTATAATTTTTGTTTTATCTGCTGTTAGAGTTGCTGATCGAACAGGTGGCAATGATTTATTAAGTGCAGAAATTACCGCAGTTACTTTTTCTGGGCCTATAGTTTTCTGTGCTGGAACATCCCAGTTGCTTTGTGCTCCGTTAGTTGATATGTAACTGGGTGATGATCCTTCAAATCCTACTCCTGCACTGAACCCGTCTGGTGTGTTTACATCTGCTGGTGTGTCAGGAGTTAATGGTGCAGTTGGTGGGGGATTGTCTTCTGGGGCCGTGCCGCCGATGCCGGGTGGCTTTTCTATTTGATCTCTCGGGTCACTGATGTTATGTCCTATCCAAGGCTCTAATGTAATATAATTAGATGTAATAGTAGAAATTTCTTTGGCTTCACCGGATCTAACCCCGCCTTTTCCTTTAAGTGGATCTTCAGCACCTGCGTCATACTCAATCTCACTGTATGGTTCATCATTAAAAGTATTAGTTGCTATTGAGGCAACAGTACTAGCATCAGTAGCGGCGCTTGCATTTGGACCGCCGCTGTTCATCATAATTCTGCCGCCGGAGTTCTCATTTATGTTACTACCAGCAGTTATGTTTACTGCACTGCCTGCTTTGATGTGTGTGGTGCTAGATGATTCAGCAAACAGCGACCCGCCGCCTGCTTTTAAATTAACATCTGTGCCCGCTGTTCCGTTAAATACTCCTGCGGCATTAAATTGTATATCGCCTGCGGCAGAAGTACCCAAAATACTTGCTGAAGAAACAAATCTTGTTTCGTTTTGAGACTCTACAATAAAGTTGCCGCCAACACCTGTTGGAGCATTGCCTAACACACCAGGTCCGGCATATTCAGTACCTGACTCACCAGCATTTGTTGTGTCACCGGCGGCTTTGATATTTACATCCTGGCCTGCTTCTAAATTAATGTTTCTGTCTGCTCTAACATTAAAATCACCTTTGGTACGCATTGTGATTTCTGTGTCTGCATACAACACCAATTGATTTGCTCCAGTCATCTCCATCCAAACTTTACCGCTTTTATTAATAAAGTAAATCATTCCTTCATTATCATCTAACAGTATTTGATTTCCTTGTGCTGACCTAATTCTAACTTGTCTATTAGTTAAACTGTCGTCCATTATAAATTGGTGTCCGCCTAATCTATAATCATATTTTTCCGGATCTCTAGGTCCTGGAGTAAGTACACCAAATACTTCACTAGGCGATTCTCGTCTTGCACCACTGCTTGTTGGTCCTCTTACATTATCAAAAATTAAACCTTGTTTAGTCACTGCTTCACTTATTGTATGTGAAATTGGCCTAAATATATCGTTATGGCCTTCCTGTTCAGATCGTTTGTTTTTTTCTAATGTTGGCATTTGGAATGCATTAACTTGAAAATTATTGTCATACGGTAAGCCAGGTACCATGTGATTAAATTTATCTTGATACAGGCAACTGATGATAATAGGATACTTCATGTTACCATCACCAAATGCAACCAGCACGTGGTTACCTAAATCCGGAGGTACCATCCACATACCATAGGATTGCATTGTGTTAGTAGGATTTTCTAATTCTTTACCCACTGCTTT